AATAATCCTCGTAGAATTATTGGGTATTACCTAAATAAACCTTGTGTCATCAAGATGAGAGACCCAAGAGAACTTGAGCAAGATGGCAGAGAACATAAATCTGGATATTCAGTTTCTTTGTTTCCTTGGATGCCTCTTGCTAAAGATGAGAGGATCCCTATCCCTGCCGATTGGATGATCACAATGGTTGAACCGGTAACCAAACTAGAAGAAATGTATTTAGAGGATGTTGTAAACTATGGACAAGACAATAAAGATACTAGCACTGACGAATCAGCAGACTCTGATTAGTGAGTTAGTAGAGGTTGCTGCTATTGATATAGGAGCACCAGATTGTAAATTAATCAATCCCTTTGTTATTAAAGACGGTGGTGTTTTAGAACCCTATTTACTAAGTGTCACAAGGGACGATACTTTTATGATGAGTTCTGATAAAATACTTACATTGTGTGAGCCCACTCCCACACTTCTTGAAAAATACCTGGACCTTAATAACGAATGAGCGCCTTTTATACCAACGTTCAACTTATCGGGAATCAATTCCTGGTGAGGGGTGTTGATAATGGAAAGAGATATGAGCACAGAGATGAATTCTTTCCAACCTTATTTGTTAAGTCTAAGAAGAAGTCTAAATATAAGACGTTAAACGGAGAATCAGTTGAAACTATTAATCCGGGAACGGTTAGGGATTGTAGGGACTTTTATAAAAGATACGAGGATGTGGAAGGATTCGAGATATATGGTCACGACCGTTATATCTACCAGTATATTTCAGAGAAATATCCTGAGGATGAAATCAAGTTTGACATCAGCAAAATTAAACTTGTTACTCTTGATATTGAAGTTGCGTCTGAGCAAGGGTTCCCTGATGTTGAATCGTGCGAGGAAGAGATCCTTGCTATTAGTATCCAGGATTATACAACGAAGCAGATCATCACTTGGGGAGTTAAGCCGTTTCAGAATAATCGCAAGGATGTAACATATCATCATTGTCCGAGTGAGTATGACCTTTTAAATCATTTCATTACTCATTGGATGCGTGATGTTCCAGATGTGATTACTGGATGGAACATTCAGTTATATGATATACCTTATATTTGCAAGCGTCTTAGGAGGGTGCTTGGTGAGAAATTAATGAAGCGTATGTCACCCTGGGGACTCTGTAGTGAGGGTGAAATACATCTTATGGGACGTAGGCACACTACCTTTGATGTGGGTGGTGTATGTCAGTTAGACTATCTTGATCTTTATAAGAAGTTTACCTATAAGGCACAGGAGTCTTATAGATTGGATTATATTGCGGAAGTAGAATTAGGACAAAAGAAGTTAGACCACTCAGAGTTTGATACCTTTAAAGATTTTTATCATAAAGGTTGGCAGAAGTTTATTGAGTATAATATTGTTGACGTAGAATTGGTTGATCGTCTTGAGGACAAGATGAAACTGATTGAACTTGCACTTACCATGGCATATGATGCTAAGGTAAATTACAATGATGTTTTCTATCAAGTCCGGATGTGGGATAATATCATATATAATTACTTGAAGAAAAGGGATATTGTTATCCCTCCTAAGAATAAATCACAAAAGAACGAAAAGTACGCAGGGGCTTATGTTAAGGAACCGAAACCAGGACGCTATGATTGGGTTGTCTCTTTTGACCTTAATAGTCTTTATCCTCATCTTATTATGCAGTACAATATCAGCCCGGAAACCCTCCGGGAGGCTAGATGTCCCGGCGCAAGCGTTGAGAGGTTTCTAAATCAAGAGACTGAGATTGGTAGTGAATATGCTACTTGCGCCAATGGAGCGCAATACAGGAAGGATGTGCGGGGGTTCTTGCCTGAGTTGATGGATAAGATGTATGGGGACCGTGTGGTCTTCAAGAAAAGAATGATTCAAGCAAAGAAGGACTATGAGAAGACCCCCAGTAAGGCATTGGAGAAAGAAATTGCTCGATGCAACAACATCCAAATGGCGAAGAAGATATCTCTTAATTCTGCTTATGGTGCTATTGGCAACCAGTACTTCAGGTATTATAAGTTAGCAAATGCAGAGGCAATTACTTTGTCAGGACAGGTCTCTATTCGGTGGATAGAGAATAGGATGAATCAAAAGATTAATAAAATTTTAAAAACTGAGGATGTTGACTATGTTATTGCTTCTGATACCGATTCCATTTATCTTAACTTGGGTCCTTTGGTTGAGACTGTATACAAGGGGAGAGAGAAAACTAATGAAGGCGTTGTCACGTTCCTTAATAAGGTCTGTGAAATGGAATTCGAGCCTTATATTGAAAGTGCTTACCAAGAACTGGCATCCTACGTAAATGCTTATGACCAGAAGATGGTGATGGCACGGGAGAATATTGCTGACAGGGGTATATGGACTGCTAAAAAACGTTACATTTTAAATGTATGGGATAGTGAAGGAGTCAGGTATGAAGAACCAAAATTAAAGATGATGGGCATTGAGGCAGTTAAATCCTCTACACCTGCTCCTTGTAGAACTATGATTAAGGATGCACTTAAAATTATTATGAGTGGGACCGAGGATGATGTAATTGATTTTATTGACCAGTCTCGTAAGAAGTTTAAATCACTTCCTCCTGAAGAGATATCATTTCCACGTTCTGCATCTGATGTTGTTAAGTATTCAGCACCTTCTACAATATATTCAAAAGGAACTCCTATACATATACGTGGTGCTTTATTGTATAACCATTATGTTAAGCAACATAAGTTGGATAATAAGTACTCTCTCATTCAGAATGGCGAGAAGATCAAGTTCTGTTATTTGAAAAAGCCGAATATTATTCACGAGAATATTATTTCGTTTATTCAGGATTTTCCGCATGAGATTGGTCTTGACAAGTACATCGATTATGATTTACAATTTGAGAAGTCTTTTGTAGAACCACTCAAAGCTATATTGGATGCGATTGGTTGGAATGTAGAGAAAACTGTAAACCTGGAGTTATTTTTCACCTAATGGATTTACCTATCGACGACAAAGATTTAGAAATTATTGTCAGAGCACTTGCTTTGGGTGGGGATTCTAGATTATTTTTTAAACTCAAGGAGGTTAAAGAAGCAAGGGATAAAGACCCAGGAGGACCTTATAAGAAAACTCTTCGTGAAAATGGTATGGTGATTTAAATGTCTTATTTGGAGGAAAAAATAGAGTCAACTGAAAAGCGTATTAAGGAACTCCAACTTCTAATTGAATCTTGGAAAAAACAAATTGAGCAAAAAGGGTAATGTTTTTTAAAAAAGTGAGTTTGGTTACTGGTGGATTTGACCCAATCCATAGTGGACATATATCATACTTTGAGAGGGCAAAGGATCTCTCCAACTATCTTGTAGTAGGTATCAATACTAACGAGTGGTTGACCCGTAAGAAGGGACAATATTTTCTACCATGGATAGAACGTGCAGATATTATCCGTCATCTTGATATGGTAGATGCTGTCATTTCTTGGGATGATGCAGATGATTCTGCCCTTGGTGCTATTGCTAAATGTTTAGAAATTTCTGAAAAGGTTGTTTTCTGTAACGGAGGTGATAGAACCAAGACTAATATACCAGAAGCTATGGGTTATGCTGATGACCCCAGAGTTGAATTTAAGTATGGTACTGGTGGTGAAGATAAGATGAATAGTAGTTCTTGGATACTCAATAATTACTTTGATCGTCAGCGTAAACTTTTAGGTATTTGATATGGATTTTCTTAAAGATATTGTAAAGGAGATAGGTGATGACTACACCCAACTCGCATCCGATATATCAGACAGTGAACAATATATTGATACAGGTTCGTTGGTTTTTAACGGACTTGTCTCAGGTTCTATTTTTGGTGGTATATCTAGTAGCAAGATCACTGCAATTGCTGGAGAATCTAGTACGGGAAAAACTTTTTTCGCTCTCGCCGTTGCCAAGAACTTTTTGGATGCTAATCCCGATGCTTATGTACTCTATTTTGATACTGAGAGTAGCATTACTAGGGCACTTTTAGACAGTAGGAATATTGATACTAAGAGGTTCGTGGTTATTAATGTAGTAACCATTGAGGAGTTTAGAACCAAGGCACTTAAGGCAGTTGATAAATATTTACAAATGCCCACAGATGAACGCAAACCTTGTATGTTTGTGTTAGACTCTTTGGGGATGCTTTCTACAGAGAAAGAAATTAGAGACGCACTGGACGATAAACAAGTCCGTGATATGACCAAATCCCAATTGGTCAAAGGTGCGTTCAGAATGTTAACCCTAAAACTTGGCCAAGCAAATGTTCCCCTCATTGTCACAAATCACACGTATGATGTCATCGGAGCTTATGTTCCAACTAAAGAGATGGGAGGAGGTAGCGGACTCAAGTACGCAGCAAGTACAATCATTTATCTCGGAAAGAAAAAGGAGAAGGATGGAAAAGAAGTCATTGGAAACATTATCAAAGCTAAGACACACAAATCTCGTTTAAGTAAAGAGAATAAGCAGGTTGAGATACGTCTCTATTATGATGAGCGTGGTCTGGATAGGTATTATGGTCTCTTAGAATTGGGAGAGATTGGAGGTCTTTGGAAGAATGTTGCTGGTAGATATGAAATAAATGGAAAGAAAATATATGCTAAACAGATCTATGCTAAACCGGAGGAGTATTTTACTCC